GGTATGTCTCTTTAATTTCTTCTGAAAATTTGTGTTTCATTCCGTTCCCTCCTTTCTTTTTATTCGTTGTGTATATGTACAGTTTTTCCGTACATATAAGTAGTTAGCGGTAATGCTAAAAACCGCACCTCCGACAAGCAATCTCATAATAATTAGCTTCCTTTTCAATACCGATAAATTTTCGGTTCAGTTCTTTGGCTGCTAAACAAGTCGTACCGCTTCCCATTGTGTTATCTAAAACCATATCGTTTTCGTTTGAATAAGTGGATATTAAATATTTCATAAGTTCCAAAGGTTTTTGTGTTGGGTGGTTTCCTTTTTTTCTTTCAGTATTTATTTCAAGTACAGACTTTGGGTATTTTTTATATTTTGGCACATATTCATCTGTTTTACAACCGCTATCCGTTAAATAACTGCCTTTATTCCCTCGCTTTGCTCTTTTTTTTGTGTTTAATTCAATACCTTGTGGATTATAAATCATTTTGTTTTTAGTGTTTGGATATGTGAATCCCTTACTAAAAACTAATATATTTTCGTGTGATTTTAACGGCATTACATTAGCAAGTTGAAATCCTGTTGCGTTTTCTTTTTTCCATATCCACTCATACTTAAACATTTCGTAATTACTACTAATCAATTTAGTTGTAAAAGGTTGTGAAGCGGTTAATACTATTGCTCCGTTGTCTTTTATTATTCGCTTGTATTGTTTCCAAAGCAAATCCAAATCAATTATACTATCCCACTTACAAGCCGTTGTTCCATAAGGTAAATCAGCCAAAATTAACTGTACCGATTTATCGGGTATTAAAGGCATAATATCTAAGCAATCGCCTTGAAATAAAGCACTACCGCTAACATCGGCTATATGCAATAGCGGTGTTTGTGCGTTATTCAACATTTGTTCTACTATCATAATTTATCTGTTATTTAAAGTTTTGTGTTTCAAATCCGCTACTGCACATAGCCGTATCCGTTAGCAAACATTAAAACGATTTGCTAACAGGGGCTATAAATAATAAAACCCCTGCCAGCACACCGCTTCGATTTACAACCGTTCAAGCCTTTCTTTTAAGCATTGGTTGTAGGTGTTCATTGCTGTTGCCTGTACCTGCAAAAGTGCTTTCTGTACATCATCAACGGCTTTCACTTTGTCCGACATTAGAAAAGCATCGAGTTTATTCAGCTTTTCTTCCAGTTGTGCCTGTTCTTCAACAAGGCGTTCTTTAAAATCACTCATTTGTTTATGTATTAAGTTACGTGCAGTAATTCTACCCCCACCGCACAAAAAGGGGTTTTACATATTCATAGCCCCGATACGTTATAGGCAATAAAAATTACTTAACAACTCTTACTGTATAACCATTTATCTTTAACCACCAATATTTAAGCCAGCTAATTTCAACCCATTCACCTTCTTCTAAGTGACCGAAGTAATGGGCAACATATCCACCTTTCCAACCTTCGTATTTCATAATCGTAATTTTAAAAGCCTATAACAAAGTGTAAAATTAAAAGCACAATATAGGCGTTTATGCATTTAATCTAAGTTAGTGGTTTGCGCTTCAAATCTTACACAAACCGTTATATGTCATTTTTATTCCGCTCAATCTTGTTTCTTATCATATCTCCTTTTGCTAAAAATTCAGGATCATAGTATCTGCTGGGATTCTTGAGGTGTATGTAAACCCTATCTATTGCCTCTCTCAGATATAAAATGTACTCATCCTGCGCTTCAATTATCTTATTCTTTTGCTTAAGTTCATCGAAAAGAAATTTGATATAGGGCTCTTGCTCTTTGATGATTTTGACAACAGTACTACCATCGTTAAGCAGACACCACTCCGCAAAGGCTTCTGTTTCCTCTGCCGTGTAGGTTAATCTCTTTAAAGCATCCCAAACTGACGGACACTTTATCCTTTCTTGACGGATGTACTTTTCTCCAAATTGATTTATACCTTGAATGGTAATAATTTTACTACCATCAGGTAACTCTTCAAAACTTAATTCTGCTGTCATTTTGTTTCCTCCCAAAGTTTAATCACTTAATATTTCACCACACAATAAACACCGTTCTGGCTTTCCACAACCACCGTAAACCATAGCGTATGGATGTACACATTCTTTCTTACCCTCACCCTCTTTGTACAAATTGCACTTTGTACATTGCAGCATCATCGTGTTATCCCATTCACCAATAGGGAGCCAATGGTGGTCACATACCTCTGCTACCACCGTGTCAATGTTTCTTCTTGGTCTATCTCTCAAAGCGTCTGTATAGCCATCTCCATAGGCTTTATCAGCACAGTATTCTGCATATTCTTCAAATTGCCTTATGGTCATTGTAACAAAAACCTCTGATTGGTTAGACTCTCCAACAACCTTTATTACAGGTATTATCTTCTTAGACATTAAATATTCAACACTTGTCATTTTGTTTGCCTAATTCGTTACGTAAATTACTATGACTTTGTAATAAAAATAATTGTGTGGCTTTTTCTTCAAGCCATTCAATATAATCTCTAAAAGGTACTGTTTCTTTATAAGAACCTGTTTCAGATTTAAAGGCAATTTCTAATACTTTTTCATCAATGTTTCTCATATCTGATCTGTTATTACGATTTTTACAATAGTTTTCTTTAAAGCATTCTTTTTCCAAATAAAGGATCATCTACATTTGAAAAAACATCATAGGTAACGTTACCTTCAGAAGCACCTACTATCATTTTGATAGCATCAACAATTACAATATCAATACAATTTTTACTCATACTCTGTAATTATTAAGTAAATGTGAAAAAAATAAAACAATACCTATTGCAACAGCAAGTCCTATAAAAAATATGACAAGACACCCTGTACAACCTAAACCATAATTTGTATCAATCTTTTTCTGAAAATTTTCTGCTTCATCAGAATTTTCCGGACCATCTAAGTAATTTTCCATATCAATTAATTTTTAAAGGTTAGTTAAAAAAGAGGGTAGGGATTACAGAAAACGTGGAATCAATGATATGTCAAATACCCTACCCTCTGAGAACGCCGACTTTAACCCATCGTAGGTTTTTTCCTTATTATATTTAATACTTTAGTCCAATGAATTAATTGGTCATTTGCACCAAGTACAATTTTTAAAATTTTTTTTGAATATTTACCTTGTAATTTTTTACGCATCGTATTGGTACAATCAAACGGTGAAATACCGTATTGATCAAGTACCCCCGCTAAATCGTGAATATTGTTTTTACAATATTCTATCGCACGTAATCCATAATGTTTTGATACTTTATCGGCTTCACGTTGAGCACGGTAATCATCAAATGTTTTCATATTAGTTTTCTATTAATTCTTTTGCAAGAGTTAAAGCCCTATTTAAGTCAAAATCTGCTTTTTCTATTTCTTTTAATTTCTTTTCATTAAGTGGATAAGCATTATTGGCTATAGTAGATTTTTCAATAGCATCTACTAAATTACTCAAAGCATACAATAAATCATTTTTTGTACTCTTGTTCATTTTTTATGATTGTTTTACTTGTGAAACACCATTTTTAATCGTAACCGTAAACGTACGATCTGCATACGAAGCGTAAGTAGGTTCATGAGTTATTATAATAAACTGAATACCTAATTTCTTAGAAATTTCTTTTATCATTTCTGAAGCGTTTTCTTGATATTCGGCACTCAGAAAACGCATAGGTTCGTCAAGTATGATTGTATTACGTGTACGTTTTACAGCCATACTCCAACTTGCAATGCGTAAAGCAAAAGCAGCAACATCAACAGCACCTACACCAGATGAATCCAACGGGTTAAACAACTCACCGTTACGTTCAAAAAGTATATCACATTCTGTTTTATTACGCCTTTCAACAAGGTCAAGTTTAAGTTTGTAAGGGTCCGGGAAAATACTTTCAAGAGCCAACGTAGCAATATCAGAAATATGAAATTGGAGTTGCTGTTGTGTTTCTAAGCCAACGATTCGTACAATTTCACGTACACGTTCAAGGTCGGATAAATACTTATCGGTAGTTTTTATTTTGGTATTTACCCGTTCAATAGAATTTTCTAACTCTATTTTCCTACCCTTTATTTGCTCAAAGCGTTTACGCAGATCAATCAGTTCCATTTAAATCGTTTTCAAGGTTTTTAATACCTTCAAGTATTTCAGAATTAATTTTGGTTAATTCTTTTTCAATATCATCAATCTTGGTTTGAGCCTGTTTTATTGTAGTACATTCCCAATCCTCGTTAAGTTGTTGCAGTAAAGCCTCACGTTGTCCTTTGAATTGTAGGAACTTTTCGTTGGCTTCTTTAATTTTTTCTTTTAATTCTAACAAATCTTTTTCGGTCATAATCAGTTATAAATTAGGTACAAATTCTTTTTTCATTTCTTTTACGTTTTATGTGTTTCATAATTCTACAAATTTATAAATCAATTCTTTGATATTCTTCCGTATTCTGTTCTTTTCAAAAAACTTTTCTAAATTTGCTTGAAATGATATTTCTGTTTCAAAATCCATACTTAATCCCGATATAAAGGCATCAATACGATTGTTTATACGTTCTTGTGTTTCAATATGTTCACGGCTAATTACATCGGTTTTAATTGGTATAAATATTTGTTCGTAAGTATGATCTGTTGAATCATATAGAAACACACAAGGTTCGTGATCTACCTGTGAAGCCGTCCAACGAAATATACTGCCGGGATTTATTAATATTCTACCCTTATATTTTTCTACAAACGTAACGTGGTTATCACCTGTTAAAATCAAATTATATTGTGGATATTTTTTAAGTAAACTACGTGCAGGGGAAGCCTCACAACCGGGATAAGGTAGTTCATTTTTGTATGTCATTACGTGCCAAACCAATATATTTTCAAAAGAGGCTTTGATAGGTTCTTCCCCAAAATGAGTTCCTTCTAATACGGTAATTCGACCTGATGCGGCGAGTACATTTACCCCACTTTTTTCGGCAAGTTGAAGGTTATGTTGTGGTAAATCGTGATTGCCATATACGGTAAAGAAATATTTTGGTAAATGTTCAATACACATTGAAAGCAAATAAGGACTTGGTTTCCAATGATGGAATAAATCACCTGAATGCAGTACAGGACAATTATATTTCTTAGCCAAATCAGCAATCCAATCAATCTTTTCCCATTGGGTCTGCCAATAATCGTCCAAACGACAAACAGGTTTTGTTTCCCGAATGTGCCAATCACCTGTAAGAATTAATTTCATAGCTTTTTACAAGTTAAATATGTTCTTTGTCTTCCCATCGGCATACACCGGTAATATCCTGCATCAATTGAAGAAATATCAAGCATTTCCGGTGCTACCTGATAAATCGACTCGACGACATACCCATCTTTTCCATTTATAAATAATTTTCCATTTGTACTAATCCTACCCGGTTGCACTTTGATTAACCAACTGACCGCTGTTCCATCATCCACAAATCCCTTTCCACTTATGTTGTACTCGCCGTGTTTCTTTTGAAAAATTGTTATTTTGTCAGATACTTCAATTTTGAAAGTATCGGATAAATTAACCGGTTCCCAAAATTCCACCTCTTCACCGTCAAAGGTCTTTGCTTTAACAATTCCGGGTGTTCCCTGCTCTTCAGTGAAAACATTCCATGGTAGTATTGGAGCCAAACCTAAAAGGGAAGCAAGACCTAAGAAATTTCTACGTTCCATAATTTTATTTTAATTTAGTCCCACAAAAAGGGCAAATTTCAATTTCTGAATATTGCTTATTTAATTCGGCTTGTTTTAAGCCCGTTTGAGTAATAGAATCGGTTAAACGGTTATACTTGCCTACCCAACCCTTTAAAGTGGCTAATTTGCCTTGTAGTAAGCCTTTTTTGGCTATATTTTGTAGTATTGGCGTTAGTTGTTTGTCTAAAGCCATCAATTTACCATATTCGGCTAATTTTTCACCTTGCTTTTCATATTTACTAATTAAGAAATTTAACCCGTTACGTTTTGCTAATAGAATATTACGTTGCTCTATTTTAGCAATTAAAGAATCTACACGTTTTTCGTATTTACGTAGTTTATTAATTTCTGCTATTTCTTCGTCAATCTCTTTTAAGTTATAAACCAAAGCAAATAATTCCCTACCTCTCCTTACAAGCCCTACCTCTTTACGTTTAAGTTTTTCAAGGCGTTCAATTTCTGTTTCAATCGTATCAAGATTATCGTATTTTTTAAGTTCTTCGGTTTCGTCGTCAAGTATTCCTTTAAGGCTTACAATATTCTGTGTAGTTGCCCGAATCTCTTTTTGAATTGATTTAATAGAACTGTCAATTAAATCAATTCCTGCAATTTTATTAAAAAATCCGGCTACCTGTCCCGGTGAATCACTTAAAAGGAATGGTTTGTCGAGTTGCTGTTGTAAATTTATTTCGTTAATATTCAAAATTTCCTGTACCTCGGTTGGCGTACCCGTACCGAAAGCCTTTAATTCGATTACTTCTTCTTCCCCTGCCTTTTTAAATACATAATTATTTTCCTTACCTTTATTTCTTGCAATACTATGCGTTTCGGTTTCAACGCTTACGTGCGTATTACCACCCCACGTACTACAAAAAGCATCCCCCGTAGGACGGTTCCAAACCAACCAACGCAAAGCCCTTATAATAGCGGATTTACCACTATCGGTAGCCCCTACGATAACATTTACCCCTTTATCAAACTCTAAAAAGGTTTTTCTATGGCTTTGAAAATTCTTAATTTTAACGGATTTAATCATTTGGTCTAATTCTACGTGTTCTAATTATTGGTTTGTTTCGTCTAACTCGTTTAATTACAGGGGCATTACGTACAATTTGATTTTCGTCAACTTCGCTAAAACCTTCCCGTATATCGTTTTCTATGGTACGCATAGTATCCCAAAAACCTTTGCCACCGTTTAAATTAGGCCACCAACGGGCAATCATCCAAACTTTTGTACGTTTGGTTTTAACCCAATAATAACCTGCTTTACGTTTATTTTTTGTAATCATTTTACAGGAAATATTTTAATATACTCATCCCAAACGGGAATACCTTCTGTTTCGGATTGTCCGGGTTTAATTACACGCATATCTTTAAGACGCACGGTTTTAAATACTGTAAAAACGCCTTCCTGTCGTTTATCAAGTAGTTTATTTGCTAAAAATAATCTACCGTTTGTCATAATAATTAAGTAGTTTGCTTTCATACTTATTTTGTTCTTACACGTTTTACAGGTTGTAACGTAGTAGTGTCAAAATTCTCTTTTACAAGGAAATTATGAAACGAAGTATAACCTATCGTCAGGAAAATTGCTACGGGTTTTGTTACTTTATTGGTTACAAAATCGTCACCGTTTTCGTAACCAAAATAAAAATAGTCACCTTTTTTCTTGGAAAAAGCGTATTGAGCATTTTCCTTACCATAAAATAAAGGAACCCATTTTTTAAGGCGTTCTAAAATATATTCATCATCCATCTTTTTCTTCTTTAATTTGGGTAAAATGTTGTAATTGTTCAATATATTTTGCCTTACATAAAGGACAGCAATTCGATAAAGTAGCCCTACTTGCCGAGTTTGAACTAATCGTACTGATTGATTTATCAACCTTTTTACCGCAAAGTGTTTTAGAACCTTCTTTGATATGGTACATTTTTAACGTTTAATTTGATTAATTATTTCTTCTATTTCAGAATCAAGCATAGCTGATGTTACTCTTGCTGTAAAGTGTAATTGAAACCTGTCAAGTGCAGCGTTCCACGCTTCGTCTTGAACCTCTTTAATCCATTTTAACCAATTACCGGAATTCTTTACGTAATCAATCCTTAATTCTTCTGGCGTTCTCATTTTGTCTGTTTTTAAGTTATCTTCATATACGTATTCAATAGTCATATTTCCAAACACGGTTGCTACATAATGTTGGAATCTTTCTATTTCTTTGTCTATTGCCATTTTATTTCAATAGTTTTAAAGTTGGTGAAAGTCCACAAGCCGTATGATAAACCGCAATAGCATCGGCTACGGCTTCGTCACTATATTTAATATTCTTCCAAGGTACGTCGTACAGTTTTTTAATAGCTTCAATCATTTCTGATTTTACGGCTGCTTTTTTACCTAATACAAATTTTTTAGAATCCATTTCGGAATACCATTCTACGGGTATTTCCAAAGTATCGGAAATAGTTTGTACCATACCTGCCACGATACCGATCATAACCGCAGCGGAAGCATTTTGGCTACCGTGTGGTGCTTCCGAAAGGATAAAATCTACTCCGTGAGTACGTATTAACCCAAGTAAGATTTTATTTATTTCGCTAATACGTCGAACGGTATCGTCTGATTTACGTATCCGTGATTTTTTATTTTCAGGTGCAGTTTTAATACAACCCGAATCAATAATTTTGCTATCCTTAATAATGGCGTAACCCCAAGCCGTAAACGAAGGATCATTGGTTAGTACGGTTAGGTGTTTATTCGTTCTTATCCGCATGATGTTTTACATATTTAATGACAGTTTCCCTTTGTGATTTAGTCAACGTGCTCGTGTGTGATACAATTTTAAGGTATTCATCCATAAAATCCTGTGGTGTCCAACCATTATAAAACTTATGGGTAAAGGTTCGCATATTAGACCGTAAATCAAAAATTTGCTTTTTCATAACAAGTCTGCTAAATATTCTTCCTTATGATATAATCGTTTTGCAATGTCTTGTAATTGTTTTTTGGCTTCTTCGGTGTCTGCTTTTTTAGCCATCTGTTCTGCCAAATACCAATCTACACAATACAAATGATTGGCGTCCTTGATTAGTTGCGCATCATTTTTTGTCATCTTTGTTTTGGTTTACGTTCTGTTTCAAATTTACTTTCAATTTCTTCCCAAAGGTCAATTACCTCGTTTCGTAATTTATCTTCAAGATTATTGGCTTCAACTTTAGCAATAGAACTTTCCATTGATATACCAAGGCTTTCACCACCGACGGTGTACATTGTATTTTTAGTAAAATCCTTGATAAATTGCAGATTCTCACGTATATCGTCTATTCCGTAGTCGAAAAGAATTGTAACCGAAGCCGTATGGTAAGGCTTCCAAATCGAAGATTTGAATACTTCAACATCGGTACGTACCCCGATTATACGTTTAACTTCCTTACCTGCAATCTTTTCTTTGATACTGATTTTTTCAGGTTTTGTCATACGCAATCGTAAGGAAGAATAAAAGCCTACGGCTTCACCACCGGGAGTTGTGTACTTTTGTCCGTACATTCCGGCATCCATATTTACACGTACCTGATTACTACATACCATTAGCAGGTTATTTTTGGTAAGTATTCGGCAAGTACGACGTAATTCTTCACTAAACTCTTTGGCACGACGCATTCCCATTTTATCACCGTCTTTGTTTTCCATTTCCATATCGGTTGACAGGGCAGCAAGGGAATCAGCCATTACACCGTTAATAGTAGTACCTTTTGGTTCCCAAGCACGGACTGATTTAAACACTTCGGTTACGGTATCGGGCGTGGTATAGTTGATTTCTTCAATATTTACGTCAAACATTTGTGCGAATTGTTTGTTTAACCGTGCTTCCGGGTCGTGAAACATTATATCACCACCTTTACGTTGAATAGCCCCTGCAATTTCGGATAATAGAACTGTTTTTCCTGCCCCTGATGGCCCGAATATTTCTACAAGAATACCGCCCGGAATGCCACCACCACGCACACGTCCACCACTAATGGCAAGGTCAAGCAACGTGCTACCCGTACTGATAACGTTAGCCATATTACCGTCATACTTACGTTTCTTTTTAGCCGGTGTGGTAGCATGGCGTTTAATTTGTTCATTTAAGTCTGGTTCACTTTTCCGAATTCTTTTCATTTATTAATTTTTTAATAATTATATCAATGATTCGCTGTTCAAGTTTGGCATTTTTAAATTCAAGCCGTAACCTATGACAAAAAGCGTAAAACGTTGTTTTCCTAAACGGGTAATGATGCCATTCGTATAACGATTTTGCAACTATTCGTTCTATAAAATCACTTTCTGTTTCAGTACGTTTATTTTTCCATTGTTGTAAAAGGTCAAGTATCACGCTTGTTTTTGTTACACCTTCTGCAAGTGTATAAAGCAAAAGGAAGGAAGATACCTCCTTTGGTACTAAAATACCAATGAAAGTAACTTCCTTTGTTCCTTCAGGATTACGTTGTTTTTTAATAATAGCCATTACTTAGCCTTTTTCTTTGCATAACATTCATTCCAGACTTCGCAATCGTCGCAATCATCATACTTGTTGGTATCCTTGCCAAACTTATGATCGAACGGGCAGTCCAATTCTTTTTTAGCACCACCCTTAACAGGTTTTTCCGGTACTTTGGATTTACGTTTCCTTACAGGAGTAGGTTCGGGTTCTTCATCGTCCTCATCCTCATCCTTGTTATCTTCTTCATCATCATTCTCGTCAGTATCCTCGTCAGTATCCGTATCTTCCTCCGTATCATCATCCTCATCTTCATCATCTTCTTCCTCGTCGTCATCATCGTCGTCTTTTACAGGTTTGCTTTTTACGTTACGTTTTGATTTAGGCTTTTCATCCTCATCATCATCGTCATCATCTTCTGCAACAGTTTCAAGAAACTTAGCCTTTAAATCTTCATAAGAAAGTACTTCAAGACACTCGTCAAGATTAGGAATCTTATCAAGAATCTTATCCGTATATTGTTCTACACGGTCAACAAAGTCAAACCTTGAAGGTTCCGGAAATTTGTTACCTCCAAAACTGTTTTCAACAAACCTTACACGCAACGTAAACCCTTCGGTATGGTCGGGAAAAGTTTCAAACTTTTCGTCGTCTGAAAGTTGTTCTTCAAACTTTTCCTGGAACAGAAAGTCTGAAAAATCAAATAAATAAAGTTTGTTTTTGCCACCCTTCTTTTTATCGTGTACGATAATAGCGTAAAGATTACGGTCGCTTGTACCTAATGCTTTAATTTCGGCATCGTCACCGTCAGACTTACGAAGTTTTTCACGGTACTCACAGATAGGGCATTTCTTACCAAAGGTAGTTGGGCATACGTAACTACGTGGTTCTGCTCCGATACTACGGTGAGTTTTAAACGGGCGTTTGTACCAAAGTGTTCCGGGAGTTGCAATTTCAAGATCGGGGTCACGATCAGGGTGTTTTTTGTCGGTAACGGTGTATGGCATAATATCCATATCAACTCTTGTATCGGGTTCGGGTTTGAAAACTTCAACCCCTTCCGGTAACTTTAAGTACGAAAACGACGAACCACGCTTACGTGCATCGGCATTTTTACGGGTTTTTCCACGAAAACTACTCTTACTTTTTTTCATAATTAAATTAAATTAAAAGTTAACTTCTATTTAAACGAACACGTGTGTTAATTTCTTGTCTTTTTGCTTGTTTCAATTCTCTTTCTTTACTTAAATTCCTTGCTACCGATGGTCCTGCAAAATATTGCTGACCGTGTAATATTACAAGATTTTCCAATGCCGCCTTACGAGTAAAGGAAATTTCATTCTTTACAATTTCAGCATCATTACATTCCTTTAAGGCATCCAACCATTCTTCTTTTGCCTTAATATGACGTTTATCACGACGGTAATAGGCTTCAATATCTGCTGCGTTAGGTTTTTCCTTATTACAGCATTTAACCGGATCATCGTTAGCTTCTGCGATAAGTTGGGAACGAATCAATTTAATGTATTCTTCTGCCCGTGTAACCTTATCCTTACAAGCTGACCAATACCTGCCATACTTAACGGCAAGTTCTGCCTGTTCCAGCCACTCAACGTCAAGGGCAGTTTCGTCAATACGAATATCTTTTTCGTAATTCATTTATATTAATTTTTTTAGTTTTACAGATACTATTTATTAATAGGCTTTCTAATAATGCTTTATGGGTACTTATTTCTTCGGTTATAATATCAAAAGCAGAAATAAACCCATCACACCAAATATCAGCATCCGTACAATTTGGAAACGGAGAATCTTCTTCAGTTCCAGTTGGTACTAATTGTTTTGCTAATCCAAAAATGTCATTAGTCATTTTCTTTTACGTTTTAATAATCGTTTTAAAGATTTTGCTTCGTCAATAACAATACTTGCTACGTTATCTTGCATTTCTTCGAGCAAGTCAATAGGAGAACGATTAAAAGGAATCGTTTGGGAGTAACCGGTTTCAATTTTTACATTTTCGTAATCGCCAAGATTTACGTTGTAAGAAATTGTAACCCAACATTTGTTGTCTTTGATTTCAACTGAACCTTCTGTTTTTTCTGCCATATTATTAATTTTTAGTAACGGAATAACTCGCATAAACAATACGTGGAAAACCTGCATTATAAGTAGGTTCAAGGAATTCTTCAAGTATAAGTGCTGCACGTTCATTATCACTACTTAATAAAACCGATTGAGCATACCCAATAACAACTCTGCGTATTCCTTCAGCATCTTGATTTTTTAAACCCTGTAAAATTACTTTTACTTTACCCCAAGGTTCACCTTTAATCAAAGCACGGCAAAGGGCAATACTTTCGGATTGTTCAATGGCTGCTTGTTGAGCAATAGCTAACCTACGCTTTACCGGAGTATTTAATACCTGTTCAAGTATTTGCAAGGCGTTACGTGGGTGTCCTTGACTATCCTGTATAATTTGTGTTAATACCTCGCCGTGTTTATTACCAAAATCAGGTTCACCTTCTGCTTCGGCTACTTTAATAAGCAATTCTTCCATTTCTTCTTCGGTCAATACCTTAGTCTGGAATTGACTGCAACGTCCTTTAATGGTAGGTAATAGGCTTTGTGGGTCGGTAGTACACAAAATAAAATACACGTGGGTAGGTGTATCCTCAAGTATCTTTAACAGGGCGTTTTGAGCATCCCCCGTAGCTTTATGTATCTCGTCAAGTATGTAAACACGTACTCCACCGTCCAAAGGATTGTATTGGATATTCTTACGCAGGTCACGTACGGTGTCAATACCACGAAATTGAGCCGTGTCAATTTCAACAATATTATTTTCCGAACATTCCAATTTACCTGCTACAATACGTGCAAGGGTCGTTTTCCCTGTTCCGGTCGGGCCATGAAACAATATCGTATGTGGTATCTCGTTCTTTTTAAACATACCACGCAGGGTAATTTTAATTTCGGAATTGCCGAAAAAATTTTCAAGTGTTGTAGGTCTGTACTTTAAATAGAGGCTCATTTCATTAAAAGTTTTATGATTTGATTAAGTGGGTCTTTTTCTTCCCTTATCTTGTTTTGCAATTCGTTAAATAAAATTATCTTAATTACAAAACCTGTAAGTGAATTACTATTTTCAAGTAACAAATAGTAAGTATTACTATAAGTTTCCGAGTGTAATAATTCATTTAAAAGTGGTTTTAATGAATTAGTTATTTCATTATATTCGTCTTGTGTAACACTAAATGCTTCAGTAAACGATTTTGATTTAATGGTACGTTGTTCGGTAAGACGTTCGAGCATTGCTTTTTTGCAATAATCGAAAGCAAGGTCTTCGGATTCACGGTCATTTTTCATTTTTCTCTGATTTGTTTTGTTAATATTCCTTTTTTAATTCTTTGTAGTACATCAAAATAAAGATTAAGTTCAAACAATACTATTTGGTGATTTTCGGAATAACGTTCCATAACGTATTGTTTACGGCTAAGTAGAAATTCTTCAATTATATCCAAAGGTGGTTTATCTTTGAACCGTTCAAGGAATCCATCTTTTTCAATAGGTCGTCTTTGTCGTTTTATTGGCTCGGTAGGCTCAATCTCGAACAGCGTCTGTGATTGTATTGTCCGTATTCGTTTCATTTACTAAGGTTATTTGATCTTCCCCAACCCAAATACAATCGTAATAATCAACTCCGGTTTTACCGTATTTATCATAGTCCTGTATCAGATACTTATTCTGTCTTTCACAGATAAAATCACTACGCCCGACTACTACATAACGTTTACGACGAAACATTACATTGTCGGTTAAAGCGTACTTGTAAATTTCCCTGAATTTTACTTTACTAATTTCCATATTATTAGTTTTTAAGTTTATCAGCCCAACTGCCGTCAACCGGATGAATTTCAACATCTACGTCTAACGGTACGGTAATCCATTCCCATTTTTGACGAATATCATTACACATAATACAACGCATTACCTTAATTACTTTTTTCAATTCACGAGGGTTTACGTCCATTATAATTGAATCGTGTATTTGTCCTACAATACGTGAATCCCAATGTTCTTTTGTTTGTGCTTTTACACCTTCAATTAAACTCCACAATAAACAATGAAATGCTGAACCTTGTATTGGATAATTTATTACATCGTTTTGATTCATTACCCCCTGTAAACGAAAGCCTGTTTTGGTTTCTATATAACCTTTTTGTTGATAAAGTTGCCACCAATCACGTTTCCATTTGGTATAAACTCCGTAACGTACTTCCCAAAAGTCTTTTTCAATATCCCTTACGTGTTCGGTAAACTTATCCAAACTTGTAAAGCCTTTTTCAATTAAATGGTTTGCCAAGTACGTATCCTCAAATGGTATGCCTTGTCCTTTTTTCCAACGCCCGTTTTTAGGTAGTTGACCCCAAGTACAGGCAAGATTAACGGCACAATTCTTATAATAACTACCGTAAAATTGCGGGAATACAAATCCATTTTTGGTAGCACTACGTAAAGTGGAATGAGTAAGTTCTTCTTTATTAAAGTTTTCAATTTTGAATAATTCTATACAAACGTCACGGTGCATATCTCCAGAAACAATATCGTCAATTAGTTTTTGATCACCGTTGTAACAGGCAGCAATACGAACTTCAAGTTGTTTATAATCAAACTCTACCAACTGATTTCCCGGGCGTGGATAAATTGCCTTACGACAAATATCCATTGCTTCTTTATCACGTTTAGGTATATTTTGAAAATTAGGTGAATCCGATGAGCCACGAAACGTTTTAACAAGGTGTAATTGATAAAATGGGTGTAACGTACCGTTTACCTGTTCCCGTTCAAAACTTTCAAGATAAGTATCACGTATTTTTTTAAGTTTTTTAATTTGTAAAAGTGTATCAAGTTCAGGTATTCGTAACTGTCGTAAGGCTTCTTCGTCGGTTGCACCTTTACCCGTTACGGTTTGTTTAAATACTTTCAAATTCTTTGTTGTGTAAAGAAATTTACCAAGTTGTGTAGGGCTATAAATATTAACTTCCTTGCTTGATTTTAACCAATCCTTAAAAAACGTTGTTTTTAAGAATTGCTTTTCAAGAGCATTAATTTCCCGTGTAATTTCTTTTTTCTTATTTTTTATGTATTCTACGTCAATACGTAGTCCGGCTTGTTCAACCTTTGCCAAAGCCTGAATACCGTCGTGTAATAATTTGTATGCGTCAGTTGCCGTTTGCATTGTTTTAAAATGGTAATGATAAAACTTCAATTTGTTTTTGTTGCTTCAAAGCCAATCGGTATTCGTATATTGAATCCAATGAGCAGTATTTCAAGGTTTCTTCCCTACCTTTTTTAGTAGCAAAAAATTCCTGTAAACGATTTAAACTATTGGCATTTTTGCCATCAACGGCTTGTAACCAAGGTGATACGGTTTCGTTATAATTGACAATTCCAAAATTCACGTAAGTTTGGAATTTCAGTCCTGTGATTCCTGCCCGATTATCCAACAAATGAGCAGCCAACATTGAATCCCAGTACCAACCACGTACACGTGTTTTAAGACGTTCGTAACTCCAACTTTCCTCAAATTTGAGATTGTGAGCCATCTTGCGTATTGACTTATTGCGTAAAATATCGGTAAATGGCTTACGTTTTTCAATTACATTAGGCATTTCAAAAACAAAAACGTTATTTTCGTCAGTAGCAACCGAACAACAAACTATTCTATGTCCTTTTGCGTGTGGTTTTAAACCCGTAGTTTCGTAATCGAACGCTATTGTACTACCCCATTTAATTACGTTTAATTCGTTTAAATCTTCTATTACTTTTATTACAGGTTTTTCCGGTATTGGAAAATCATGTAACCGCATTGTTAAAGCCCGTGCAAGATCGGTTTCCCATACTTTATAAACCTCCGGTAAATCAAGTTTATCAACGTATTCCGGTGCAAATACAGGGCATAACCACGTTTTAAAATCTTGGTCAGGTATAGTCCAACCACGCCATTGATCAATTCCGTTTAAAGCACCTTTCCAACGATTACCAATCAGTGAATATACCGCCTGTATTCCAAACAATATAATCACTTTTGGTTTGTACTGTTCAATATACCGTAATACAGAACCCCTGCAACAATCTGTATGAAAATTTGTAGGGTCTTTATCCGGTAGGCAATTAACAGCATTTATATTCAGACAATCTTCAAACAGATCAATACCAAATTTACCATAAGCATCTTTTAATAACTGCCCTACACGCCCCTGAAACGGTTTACCACGCCTATCATCGGCAAGACTTGGGAAAGTACCTATGTTAAGTATTCCCTTGCCAAAATTGCCGTAAGGTTGCATTTTAGGTGTTTCACAATTACGGTAAAGCCCACAAGAATAGCAAGTAAGCGACTTGCCATCGGGTCGTTTCTTTGATTGAGTTTCCGTATGCGTGAAAAATCCTGTCATAATACAAATAATGTTTGTCTTGTTCTACGTATTCTTTTTTCGGCTATTTTTATATATTTTGAATTTAATTCAAACCCTATATAATTTCTATGTAACTTTTTACACACTACTGCTGTTGTTCCTGCACCCATGAACGGGTCAAGTACAACCCCTTTTTCGGGGCATCCTGCTTTGATGCACGGAACAATTAAATCTTCGGGGAATGTGGCAAAATGTGCTTCTGAAAATGGTTTTGTCGTTACTGTCCAAACGGAACGCTTATTTGCTTTTTCATAATTATTTGTTTTTAATCCTTTCATTTTAGTCCTTCCGGGTGTGTTGTTAAGTTTTGTATTATCTCTATCCCTATTAGAATTATCGTTTGTTAAACATTTTTCCTTTATTGCATTTACATCATAATAATACATCTGACTTTTACTTAAAAGAAAAATGTATTCATGTGCCTTTGTGCAACGGTCTGTAACGGATTCAGGCATTGGATTAGGCTTTGAATTATGTGTTAATATTCCACTTGCAAGTGAAAATAAATGTGGCTTATTTTCTACTCCTAAATCATAAACATATCTACATCTTGCCTTACGAATAGCAATAACTTCATTAGGATTTTTTTGATTAAAATGTCCGCTTCTTTCAATTCTTATCTCACCCCTGAATGCTGGATTGTTACCACCATTATATTTAACAAATGAGGTATTTAATATTAGGTGATAACCTAATCTTGCACAGGCAGTTCTTAAATCACGTTCTAAATTATAATTGCGACAAAATCCTATTCTCCATCTATTGTTTGATTTATCCCAATGACCATCACCCGATAAATAACCATCAAGCATAGACTTAATAAAATCGTTTGAATATTTCCAAACCACAGGTGCAAAACATTTATCTTTTGCTGTTTTACCTGATACTAATTCATTTAATATTGCATTGATAACTTTACCATAAATACGAATATCCATGTTATTGTCATGAATAGTTTTTGTGCAATATCCTCCATACTTTTGGGCTATCATCTGCACTTTGTTCCATCGTTCTTTTTCTTTTGAATGTCCCGCAATTTGAATTGTATCTTCTGATTTAGAACCTTCTGCAATATATAATCCTGCCAACCATGCAGCATCTTTATCAATAGCACAGTCCTTTATAATTTCAGGTTCAGGAATAACACAATACTGTAATATATCACCTTTTTGTATATTATTTGCCTGTAACAACCCCCTACATGTTGGAAATTTATGAGTTGGAGTACATGATATTCTTTCTCCTGAACGTAAAACAAGTTCTATTTCATCTCCTTTTCTTTCGGATTTATTCATCCCTAAAAGTTGTGTCCATTTTTCCCCATTCCATAGTTTAACTGTTTGTGGATTTAGTCTATATAAATCCCTTATCATCATTGGCATTTCACCTTTTTGTGTCTTTGCGTAAACCCATGTTCCTCCCGATAAACACCAGATAATATCCTGCCGCAAGTACCACCCATCAGCACGCAAGGCAAAGGCAACCATCCATGGTATTCCGATTAGGTCTTTTGGTTTTAAACCGATTTCTTTGGCTTTTTGTGGTTTTTTAATTCCTTCTATAGTGCCTTTATGTGACCCTTGTATACCTTTTAAACATGATGGATGAATCGTCCCATCAGGATTTGAACCTTTACCTGAACCAGCATAACTATCCCCTAAATTCAACCACAATGTTCCTTCCTTTTTCAGCACCCTGCGGACTTCACGGAATAACTCAACCAATTTTAAAACGTATGCTTCCGGTGTTTTTTCCAATCCGATTTGACCATCTACACCGTAATCTCTCAATCCATAATACGGTGGCGATGTAACACAACAATCCACGCACTCATCCGGCAGTTCCTTTAACCCAATCAGACAATCGGAATTAATGATCGTGTTTATTTTCATTTTACGTTTTTAACGGTGGTAATGTAAATCCAATTTGCTTCATTAAAATAAAGTATATTCTTTACAAGCGTACATTTATCGGTTTTTGCAATAATATCCTTTAATAAGAAAGGACTTAACGCAAATGAAATAGGCTCGTCAGTGTAATGTATCGGTGCTTTTTCCTTAAACCAACTTGTTTCCGATTTACTTTCAACAACAAGGAATTTTTCGGTAATGCTTACCTCAATATCATCCGTAAAATTCTTTTCCTTTTTAATAAATACGATTGCTTTGTCAAGTATTTCATCAAGGTTTTTCGGTAAATTAATCGTAATACCTTCCTGACCGAACTTGATGTATTTTGAAGTATCTACAAAATCTTCAAAAAATGTACGACTTGAAATTATAGTACCTTCGTCAGTTTTAAAATGAACCCAACCTTTACCCTCTGAAATACTTGTAGGTTTTAACCTTGCAATCGGGTCAACCGATGATTCGGGTAGCAAAAACGTTTTAACCGGAACGTCAATTTTATAATGACAAATCCTGTAATTATCCGATGATTCAATAAACCCACCTTTGTTTATGTGTACACAGGTAAGTTTTGGATTTGAAAGGTCTTTTGAACAACTTAAAGATACGAATCTTAAGGTTTCAATAAACTCTTGGGTAATAGGAACCCATTTACCTTTTTTGGTAAGTTCTTCTTTTAATGGTAATTTGATTTCCTTAGCCAATGCAAAACCTGCCGTTGACCTGCCCGATTTAATTACAATAGCTTCTTCTTCAATAGTTAAAGTAATTTCTTCGGTTTTAAGTTTACTTATAAACTTGTAAAGTTCTTCGGCTTGAACTGCACCTTCAATTTCAATACCTGCAACCGGATGTGATACACTAATTTCATCATTATACGTTACTACACAACCGTTTACAAATGCAAATGCGGTTGATTGTTCAACCAGTTCTTTGTTGGATAACCCCGGCTTTACAATTTCCAAAGCACGTTTTAGTTCTGCTGTATTAATTTTCATAGTGTAAAAAGTTTAAAAGTCTCTTGTTTATGGTAGATGTATTTAATAACATAACGCTTCCATTCATCATTATTAAATTTATCATTATTACAATCTATAATTTCTATTTTAGTTTTAGTTTTGCTAATTATTAAAATGGAAAATTCAAATGTAAAAAATGCCTTATTTATATAAAAACCAAATTCTAATAATTTTGTATTTAACTCGTTAAAATAATTGAATACATTTCTATTTTTATTAAATTTTAAATTGAAAATTCCAGTATCAGTTAATATAATTTTTCCTTTAAAATTAATAAATTTAGATAATTCACTTATTTTTTTAGGTGTAAAGCTGCGATCATGAAATATGTAATTATATACATTAAAATCTTCTTCTATAAGTATATCACTATCCGATTTTAAAATTTCACAATTATCAAAGTTTTGTTTTAATAATTTATAACATTCTTCATCTATTTCAAATATTTTATGGTAAATAGGATTAGCATATTTTTGTAACAAATACGTTGTAATACCAACACCCCCAAATAGTTCTAAAATTTTACTATTTGTTTTTATATCTTTATCTATTATTGTTTGTAATATAGAGTATTTTTTATTATAATTTTTATTCCTTTTACTTAGATAAGATAATTGACTATCACTATTTTTCATCATTACATTTTTATTTCTTTATCATCAAATAATGGATCTGGATTATTACCATAACGCTGTAAATAATAAGCATCTGTATAATCTTTATAATTGTAGCCTTTTACAACCATTTTTGACATAAAAGAACGACTACAATTATTTTTTGGATAAAATTGTGTTTTATCACCCGTCATTCTGATATACATACTATTATATTTAAGCCAATTACTAAATGCAGGAGGCATTAAATCCACACCACAGCAATTTAATGAATCAGATAAATCATGAAAATCATTATCACCACAACCAATTTTAACTTTTGTTGCAGCTTTTATTCTTTTAATATTTTGTATTTTAATTTTATTATCAAATTCAAATTCACGTCCTGCTGCCATTAAATTCATTCTGTATTTACGTACTAAAGGTGTTAGTTCTTTAAATACTACACTATTATCAACAGGTAATTTAAGATGTTCTATTGTATAATAATCAACATATTTTTCAGAATGTTTAATTAATAATAAAACTTCTTCAATATCAATAATTGGTTGAATGCGGATACTAACCCAAAAACCTTTTTCATGTAATTTTTTTATAAATTCAATACGCTGTTTGGCCGTTGGTGTATGTGTTTCAAATTTACGTATATATTCATCAGTATAACCTATAATACTAATAGAAAAAGTGTGTATTTCAGGATTAAGCAATTCCCAATATTCATCAGGTAAATGTGCTGTTTTTGTACTTATATTTACTGGATAATTAAATTTATTACTTAATTTTAAAAATTCTTTAGTTACCCCATACTTCCATTCTGCTACCTGAAATGGATCAGACATACCACCTAAATGAATTGGCGTACGTCTATTAAGTAATTCTTTATTTATATTATTTGTTTCACCATTGTTTAAAGCCCCTTCAAACCATTTTTCCATTAGTTTAATATCGGCTATTTGATGTTTAATTGTATAACCACCGGCCTTACGTGCATTTGCAAAACAATAATTACAACCAAAATAGCAGCCTTTATAAGTATCTACACGAAAACAATTACCACACATAGGAAATTGTGAGGTAACTTGCATACTATTGCTATATTTTTCTTTTAACATTATTATAATATTATAGATAATGCTCCTATTAAATATACAGGAGCATTATCTTTTTTTAAATTTTTTACCTTTTAAAATTAAAAAAGGCAATAACTTTTAATACTCTATTATACTGTAAACCAGTATCTAAAGGTTGTGCTTTACGTCCGGTTTTACTTTCATATAAAGCATCAGCCTTTTCAATAATGGTTTTACCATCGGCTTTAGGATTATTCTGCATTGTAGTTAATACAGCATCCATACGAGTATAAACATTACCTTTTTCCTTTTTAGGCTTTTCAACCTTCGGTGCTTTTTCAGGTTTACCTTTTTTTACAGGTTTTACAACAGGTTCGTCCTCATCTTCATCATCTTCATCCTCATCTTCGTCCTCATCCTCATCTTCATCCGGTTCGGGAATTTCATCTTCCTCATCTTCTTCATCCTCCTGATCTTCCTCTGCGTTGCCATACTTTTCGGCAAGTGCATCGAATGTAGCCTGTACAGGTTTTGAAAACTCATCACCTTCCTCAACAAGATCAACATAGGCCTTGTAAAGTTCTTCTTCGAACTCATCTTGTTTCAAATCCTCATACTCAATCGGAGGTTCAATTCCGACCACTTTGTCCAATTCCTTGTAAGCTACTACAAGGTCTTTCTTCGTTAACTTTTTTACCATTTTGATTAAAAATTTAATTGTTAATAATAAAAAAATAGAACACTTATTTGGTTAATAAAAACCGTGTACAAATTTAATAAAAATAAATCATTTTTCAATAAAAAGAACCTAAAAATGGTCGCCCAATTTGTAAACGTTGTAAAATATTTACCTCTTGGGTAGGGTGAAAATCACCCTCACGTACTATAATCTTGTTTATTCGCATAATACCTAATTCTTTTTCACGTCCGGCAGGGTCTTGGTTTAAACCGTACATTGCCGTAACATGGGCATATTTACGTTTATCTTCCGAAAAGTTTTCAAGGTCTAACCGATATGTTTTATAACTTGCAGCATCAGCCTGTGTAGGTACAACCAATAGCCATTCACCTTCCTGTGATAACGCCCGTAAACCTTTCCAAATATAATTCTGTTTTGGTCGTTCCTCCATACGGATTTCTGCTTCTAAAAGGTCGGCATAGTCAACAAGTATTACATCGGGTACGAAACCTTCCTCACGCCATTTTTTAAGTTTTGAACGTATTTCGGTCAACGTTAAAGTCCCATTTACGTAGGTTGCAATTTTAACCGAATGTTTTGCTTTTATAAATAATTTACGAATTCTGCGTTTGGCTTCGTTTGTATTCAACGGTTGTTTTATATCAATTTCTTTTAACCATACCGTACCCCATTTACTTTTTGCAAATTCAAGACAATTATAACAGGGTCGGTATTTTGGATTATTTACGTAGGCTTCTACTAATTCACGCTTTGTAATTTTACCACGTATTTCAGTTTCGGCACGACGTAAAACTCCGAAATCACACTCACGTTCTTTTTTATGACACGTATCAGCCTGATTCTTTATACAATCAAGTACAGGTATAAATTGTTTTCCACAATATTTTTCAATATTCGATTTTTTAGCTACATAAATACATATTCGTATTAACTGTTGATTTTCCGTCATATCCCCGGCTTGAAAAAATGCTACCTTACGTTTTTGATTAAAAGCACGAAACATAAATTCCAATAGCCAGAATGTTTTTCCACGTTTTTCAGGGCTAAGAATTGATACGAAACCACCACGTACAAGTTGTTCGTTCCAAAATTCACCCAAAGGACCCGGAAATTTAATTACGTTTTGATACGTAGTATCAAATGCAGATTCTATTTTTGTAAATATAATATCTTCATCGGAAAGGTCAATTTCGTTACTTTCTTCTTTGGTAAAATCAAGTGGTTTAAAATTTTCCAATAATTTTTGGGCATCCTCAACTTTACCTTTTTCTAACAAGGCTGATACCGTTTCATTATGAATTGTTATTTGACGTTCTAAAAAATAATTTTTGGTTTCTTCGATAAGGTACGAAACATTTATACCTTTACGTTCATATTCTTCGGATAGACTTGGTAAAATATCTTGTTCAATTTCTTCTGCCAAATCTTTGGAAATTGCCTTACGTTTTAATTTACGAATATAAATAACCTCAATATCCTGTAATGGGGCAGTACGATATTTTATAAAATATTCCCAGCACCATTTTGAAATGGTACTCGCAACGTTGCTCTCAATATAATCGGGATTCCAAATATGTTCAAGTTGCCGTAAATATTCTGTCTGTGTGATCAAACCTATTACAATTTTCCTCTCAATCATTACTTTTTATTGTAGGGCTTTTTAAGCCATTATTTTTATCGGTACGGTAATTACGTTTACTTTTGGGTAAAACTTGCTTAAACGGGTTTTCAAGGGCATTTCCCAGCCTGTTTTGGGCCTATGCTGTTATGGTAAAAAGTATTTTTGCCTATATTAATCATATTCTTGATTTCTACGGGTATAATTTAATTCGTCAAACATCGGTACGAATGTATTTTCTTCGGTATCTTTTTTCCACGAACCTTTTAATTCGGATGCGTCATCCAACCAACGGCTTTGATGTAGCCACGTACTCGGTAACGGAATAAACTTTGGATTTTGCCATTGTTCAGATTCTTTTTGGGTAAGTATTGCATTCTTTATTTGTCTGAATGTTGGTCGTTCCTTTTTTAAGCATATTTTATTCCATTCTGTAAGTGCCTTACCTTTGGAACCTTTTCTTGGGTAAATAGCCCAAAACTTATCGAATTGTTTGGGAGTAATGTTTTTTGTTTTTAAATCAAAATTACCCAAATCGAACGAAGCATTATTATTATTTAAAGCATTTTTATTATTATTACTTAAAGCATTTGTTGGGTTTTTTGCCGTAACCCCTATTTTTGCGGCAGCGGGTTTTTTGCCGTTTTTTCCCGTAACCCCTATTTTTGCGGTAGCGGGATTTTCATCTAATTCTAAATCTTTAACACTATTCTTCGACCAAATAAAATTAACACGGATATAATTACCAACGAATTGGCTATTATTCTCGTTTTTACGTACAATATTTTCAATTAAACCCAAAGATATTAATATTCTTTTATATTTTGAAATCTTATCCGTACTCCAATTAAGGGCTTGGCTTACATAGGTATTTACTGCTCTTGGTGTATTCGTTTTTTGCCATTTTGCAGTATAGTAATAAAACGAATATAATGCAATTAATTCTGAAAAATGTTCCTGTTTTAAAAGTAAATCGAATAAGGCTTTACTTAAAACAATAGGTTCTTCGTGGTCATTATAAGATACCTTATTCATAAAACTTGTGATTTTATAAAACGAATAGGCAGGGGTTCAGCGAATACGGCGACACCTACTACCCTACCTATTGTTTGTTTAACCTTATATGTTAAAAAATCAAAGAAAAATGAACTTATCATATTGCCGTATTTTAAGTATCTTTACAATACAAATATACTACATTTTTACCATACAAATATACTACATTTTTACCATACTACCAAATTTATTTTTACGCTGTAAAACAGGCAGTTACGGTATATTTAACATATAATTTTATTATGTAATTGGTTATTTTAGGCGTATTCGCTTTTTATGAGTACTAATATTCGCTTTTTTACCAGTCCAAACGTACTCATAAAACCGTAAACTTTTAGTTATTCCATTTTTATTTTTTACCCAAACTCCGCCAGCACAATTCAAATAACCCGTAGGTGGTTCAACAATTACGTGTTCCGAACCAAGTAAAAAGCCATCACGTTTTGCACGTTTAGGCTCTTTCCTTATTCGCACAATATTACCAATTTGGTAATGTAGTTCAGAAGGTCGTATCATAAATCTTGCATTTTAACCCAACCCGAAATAGTTAATTTTGGGTATTCCCTACAAGTTTTATCAATTTTAAACGGGGTAGATTCGGCAACAAAATCTTTATCAATATCATAAAATACTTTTTGTTTGAATTTACCAGTTTTTTTAGAATAACTACCGAATACAAGTTTTTGATACCTGATTTTTGTACCATATTCGGTAGTTTCGACAGTCCAATTCGCTACGTTTAAATCTTTACAGATTACTTTATTCTCAACAAATTCGTAACCACACCTTGTTAAGAAATTCTGAGCAACTTTGTTGCTTAATTCAGTTAATTCATTCATTTTTAATAATTTTTTATAATATAATTAATCTAATAGAAACATCTTTTAAAGGATATTTTATTCTTATTGTAGAATTATTGTCCATATTTCCGACAACAATTATATGTTTTCCCTGGATATAAAATCCTTTTGCATCATAAATCAATCCGAATGGAGTCGGATAATCAGAGGTTTTATTTATTAAAACCTCTACGTGATAAATCTTTTTTGCTTCAATTAATTCATTCATTTTTAATAATCTCCTTTTCTTATACGGTAAACAAAATCACGGAAAGTTTCGTTTTCTTTTGCAGTTGCTTGTACGGATTTTTCCTCTTTATATTTTTTAATTCCTTTTTGGAATTCAGGTAAGCAATCGGGACAACAAGCGTGTCCTGAAAATAGTATTCCACCAACCGAAATTGTATCTTCGGTATAATCTTTATTACAGAAATCACATAAAACCATGTTTCCCGGGTCAACGTTGATTACTGTCCAATCTTTGAAAAATTCATCATTTAAATCCATATCATTTTTTAAATTTTAAAAGTGTTTAAGAAATGTTTTACGTAATTCTTCCAATTCTTTTTGTTGTTCCTTGAAATAAGTAGGTGTAAAAACCTTTTTGTAAGTAGTACCATCGGGTAATTCAATCCAATCGGCAGAGTTCAGACTTTCCTCAATCCGGTCAATTATCTGATTACGTATTCTGTAATCAGTATAATCAATTTTTGAGTTGTTAAGTAATCCATCTAACAGACCCCTTAACCTAATCCCTGTTTCCATTTTTAAAAATATTTAAACGGTTTAACTTCATTTTTTAAATCTTGAATATATTTTGCAAATACATCACCGTCAAACCTTGAATTATCTTCTCCAAGATATTGAATAAGATAAAACCTTAAATCTTCGGCAGACATATACCCCATTTCAAGCATAGCAAATAGTTCTGCAAGAAAAATATAATCTTTTTTTGTCATTTTTCAATGATTTTTAATGTAATTTAATAATTCTTTTGCTTTTTTATTCGTCAAACTTCCCGGGTCACCCGTAATAGAAACGTTCCAAGCATCAACCCCACGAAATTTTAATTCAGCTACAAGTTTCTTTGCCTGTACTTGTGCTTGTGGGTCATCGTCGTAAACAACTGCAATACGTTTGAATATGGAACTCATAACACGTACCTGATTACGTGTGTACTGAATACCGCTTGTAGCGAAAGCAAGTTGCCCTAAACGCCAAACATCGGTTGGTCCTTCAACGCAGATACCAAGTTCAGGATTCCAATTTTCCTGATCACCGTATAGTATTTGTTTATGCCCGATTGTTTCGTAGTATGCCGGACAAGCCTGATACTTATTTTGTTGTTTTCCGGTAATATCACGGCTATCAAACGAAACAATCTCCGCATTCCAATAAAATGGAATAAAGATACGGAACCGATACGAAACATTATCCAACCGTGAAACGGGTCCGGTTCCTTGTAACATCCATTTTTCAGCTAATTCGTCAGGGTCAAAACCACGACCTGCCAAGTATTTTTTGTGACTTGGTTTTAAGTGTGAAAGCCCTGACGGAAGTTTCAACGGCCTTTTTTCAACAATTTTTTGTTGAATCACCGTGCGGTTTATCCCATACTGCTTTAGAATGTTGGGAACTTCGTAGATTTGAATTTTCAACAATTCTGCCAATGCTTTTGTTGGGGATTTCCATCCACAACGATAGCAATGCCAATATTCTTCTTCTATATTCCAACCAAGATGATAATTTTGTGAACCAGCACAAAATGGACAATGAACTTGTACCCAACCAGCAGAACAATGTTTATTTCCTTGTGTAATGTGGTCTACATTATAATCTTTTAATAATCTAACTATGTCCATTATTTCTTTTTTTAAGTGCGTTAGAAACCATTTTGCAAATCAAACGTGCTTCGTCAAAATTCTTAGGATTTTTCAATTTGTAGTAACTCATAACTTAATTATTTGTTTCACGGTTTTAGTCAATTCACCTACGTATCCACGATTTTTAATTTCATCGAACAAATCCATATCGGTAAACTCAATAAGTTTTATATTCTTATTTTTGTTTTCAGGTTCTTTACTTAATTGTTTCCTTTTTGAAGACGGATATTCTTTACGAATACGGCTTACTTCTTCGTAAACAAGTCTGCCGTGTCTCGGTTCAATTTCATTAACAAGTAAATTCGATTTATAGTAAAGTCCTTTACGTGATTCACCACTATAAACCGTAATGTAACCAAGGTTCCGGCAAGCAATAGAAAATTCATTACTTACGCTGTTTTCAGATAACCAAGTAGAAATTTTTAAAATACCATTTGAATCATTAATACTTTGTAACAATTTTTTCAAATTGTCCGTGTATTTTTCAACTTTTTCTGATGTAATCCTTAATTTTAAATCTTGTGTTTTCATTTTTCAATAATTTTACATTATATTTTCTATAAACCAATAATACAAAGGGGTAGCCTCTTCAGAATTGTTAAATTGCCTTTTTTCATTAAAAATACCAAGTTCTATTAACCTGTCTTCAATTTGAGTAACTCGTTCATTTTTTTGAACTTTATCCTCAAACACGCAAATAAATGCAAGTTACTTAATCAAATTTTTTGCTTCTTCATTTTCCATTTTATTTTCTCCTATAAATATTTATTAATTCCATTAGTATTGATTTATCTTCATAAACCTTACCGTCAAGTACTTGACTTATTACATTCGATTTTGCTTTTAATAAGTCAATGATTCGTTCTTCAATAGTACCTGCTCCAACCAAATTATAGATTGTAACTTGTTTGGTTTGGGTAATACGGTGAATCCTGTCCGATGCCTGAACAAGTTCCCCGGGAGACCACGGAAATTCAATTATTGCTGCATTTGAAGCTGCTGTCAACGTAATTCCAACACCTGCTGCACGAATGTTTCCAATAAATAATTTTACATTCGGGTCTGTTTGAAACCTATCAACTGCTTTTTGACGTTGCATTTGGCTTGTAGAGCCATCAATTTTAACTGCTGTTGGAAATTTTTCAAACAGGAAATCAACTGTTTTACGGTGAATACCAAAAACAACTAATTTTTCACCACTTTCAAGAAAATCTTCAATCCAATCGGTAATTTGTTTTAATTTTCCTTTTATTGCCAACTGTTTTAAGACTTCAATTTGAGCAAGGATTGGTGCTGCCGCAACTTTTTCAAATTTGTTTTCCTTTAATAATTGAATTTCATCGTCGGTAAGTTCGTCGCTGACACTGATTTTGTGTCGGTTGGCAAACTGTTTCAACTCATTTTTCAACTCATCGTCTAAAGGACGGTTGAATTTTTCTTGTAAAAATCTTATAAATTCATTTTCAGCTTTTTTGTATTCTGTTTTGTTATCAATTTTAAGTGGAACTTTTACAACGTGTTTCGGTGGAAGTTCGGATAGTACGTCTACCTTTTTTCGCCGGATCATAATTGTACTTTTCAGTATGTGATTCAACTTTTTTGAATTGGTAGCACCACTAAAATCCCAACCGAAAGGAGTTTTCTTTGCCCCACAGTATTCGTGTGCAAAAAGAATAAAGTTGGGAAAGAGCAAAGGATTGATCGCCTGTACGATATTGTAGATTTCGACAGGTTTGTTTTCAATCGGAGTACCCGACAAGGCTACTAATTTCGGAATTGTCTTTACAATTCGTTTGAACGCCTTTGTACGTTTTGCAGAATTATTCTTCACATAGTGAACCTCATCTACGATTAAAACAGTGAAGTTTTCTGCTTGAATATAATTTACCCAATATGGTAAAATATCGTAGTTGATTATTACAATTTCATTATGGAATCTACGTGGAGTAGTACCGGATAGGATTTCTGCCTGAACTCCCATCCAACGATATATTTCACGTTGCCAATTCATTTTCAAACTGGCCGGACAGATTATTAAAACGGGTCGAAAATCCTGATGATTTTTCAACCAAGCCAATGCCTGAACCGTTTTACCCAATCCCATTTCGTCGGCTATCAACGCCCGACCACGACATTTTTCAATAAATTGAACACCTTCTTTTTGAAAATTATAGAGTTTTAATTTTTCGTTGAATGGTTCTGAATAATTATTGTAACGTGTTCGTGGTTCTGATGATTCAGTTTTGGTGGGATTGTTAAATGAATTTGAAAAAACGAAGTTCAACCGTTTAAGCAAAGCAATAGTGTCTTGAGAATATGGTGTTTCCCAAGCACCATTGGTCTGTTCAAGATGTGGAATTTTGTTTAATTCTTGAACAAGTAATCTGTCATTAGCAGGAAAGACAAGTCGAATGACCTGTCTTTCCCTTAGTAGATTAGCAGTTCTTAGATCCATTGCTTCAACCATTCCTGGATGAAGCCCGAGCCGTCCAATTCATTTATTACAGTATTTGGATACTTTGATTTTGCATTTTCACGTAATTCGTTCCAAATTTTAACTGTACGAATACCTTGGAATGCGTTTAATTCTTCTTTTAGATTTTTAAATTCTTGACTTTCCATAACATTAATTTTTAATAGGTGAATTTTTACGTGTTCGTTTTACAGATTTCATTCTTTGTTTTTTAAGATAATCACGAGCATTTTCAAAAGCAGAACAAAACAGTGTGGATTTGAATTTAGTTTCTTTAACTAAATACATAAATTTTCCTGTTTTTGAATCCACTATTTCATAAATATGCGCCGTGAAATTACCCGTCTTTGAAATTAATAAGGTTGTCATAGGCGTAAATTTAGGTTATTTAACGTTACCACAGCCCAAATTAGCCACTTTCAGCCCAAAGATAATAAAATATACCTACCGGACAAAATAGTGGCTAAAATAGCCTTACAATACGTTTCATTTTTCAATAATTTTTAAGGTTGATAATCAAGAATAATCCAAATGATTAAGAGAATACCCATAATCAAAATAAAATACAGACCTGCTTTGATTTCTTTAAAGAGTTCCTCATTTGCAAAATAAATTGCACGAATAAGACGGATTAATTTTTTCATAATTTATCTCTTTTTAAGTTTCATAATAGATTTACGATCAATATAAATAGTTCCATACATATTACGAATAAGATCATTAAGAAAAAAAGAACACCTATCTCCAAAAGTCACATTATCCGAAGTATAAAGTAACTTTGCTTCCTTTAATGCTTTTTCAAGGGCATCGTTCCAACCTTTTTTGTAATCTTCACTATGATTCATAATTCAATTTTTGTTAATTTATTTTCATAAAGAATTTCTTCCGGTAAATAAGCAAGTAGCTTATTATATTCTTCAATCAATTCGACAATCCATTCGTAATCTTGAATAGTTTCCATGTTATCAAGATAAGGACTAAAACAGTAATACATCGTTTCCAATACGGAAATAATTACATCAATAGGAATTGCAATGTGTGTCATAATCAAAATGTTTTATCAGCAATCACATAAAAATGGAGCATAACAATAAGCATAATCCAGTACAATAAAATCATTATTGCACTTACATAGAAATATGCCTGATAAAAAATATTCTGAAATCTTTTTTCGCATCATTTTTAGTTCTTTTGGAGTTGAAACATCAAAACTTTGGAGTATTCGTTATTTAATTCATCCCAAAAGTCGTGTCCTTCAGGTGATTTTGACCATAAGAATCCAGCATCAATTTCGGTAACGGTAAATTCACGGACACCAATCACTACAAGTAACCGGAACATAGGATTATTTTCTATGTTCTTTTTGAACTGTTCCAAAACCCCACGGGATTCAAGGAATTCTGCAAGTTCAGTTGCAAGGATAATTGTTACATTCATTTTTCTTTGATTTTTAATCTCTGACCATTATTGGTCATTGAAGCCTGTCGGGGAATCGAACCCCGTGCGAATCAACCGTTCAGGCTAACCACGTTATTTAAAAATCAAAGAAAAATCAATCCATTCGTTGTTCCGTATTGTACCAATCACAATTCATACAATCAAAATTGTTTCGGCAAGAATTGCAGGGAATAGCATCAAAATCGGGTTTCGATGGACGTTGAACAACAGGTTCTTTTGGCATTTCGATTTCTGTATACCATCTTTTCGTACTGATTTCCTGATACCAAGGGTTTCCTTTCGTACCATACATACGAAATTGACGACCTGCACGTGTGACTAATTTCCCACCGTTATATTCCTCTTTTCGATAGTCTTTATAATCCCACGATTTCGTGAGATTATTCCATACGTAATCGTCGTAGTAATTATAATAAGACTTCTTTTTCTCCGGTACGTGTGGGTAACGTTCGGTAAGTGTGATGGCAATATCCCAACAGAAATTAATGCAGTTGGAGAGTTCGTCAATATCGGTACATTCGTTATCGGAATGTGGGTAGTAATAACCACAACTCATATTCACGCAACTGATTCCGATGCCGTTATCAACCAGAGTTTCAACGTCGGTCATCATTCCGTTTTCGGGTTTATATCCGTAATTCTTTGCAATCTTCATTACATCTTTACGGAACTTTGTTGAACAGATATCACGGTAGGAAATCTTTGTAATAAGATCACCAGCACCTTTCCGGTCTGGTTGAACTACCCATAAACAATCGGTAAAGAAATCCATATCTGCTTTGGAGGAACCTTGACAACCTGTTTCTTCTTCAACGAACCAAGCTACTTTGCAGTATGCAAGTTTTTCAAGCATATTCAAACAAACGAATATCCCATTTTTGTCGTCAGCACCAATGCCTGTTGAATGTTTGGTATGTTTGGAAAACCCAAATAAAATACCTTTGTGTTCAATAACGTCGAAACCGTGTTTCAACGGTGTATGCACTTCGTCCAAGTGAGCAACGAAGCACGGATATTTAGAATAAACACCTTTGGTGATATACATATTTCCTTTTTTATCTTCTTGAACCACGCAAGTTGATTTGAAAGGTTCAGTACTAAGTATCTCATAGAGATACATTTTCAATTCATCTTCCTGACCGGATTTTGAATTGATTTTATACATTGATTTTAAAATTTCTAATTCCATAATTCAATTTTTAAGATATTATATTGGTTCAAAATAATAAATATTCCCGTTGACGTTACCAGCGAATAATCCACCGGTGTCACGACCATCGGTATAACGCCTGTTCCCATAACGGGAATAATACAAGACAGCGTTAGAAAGACTAATATAGTTCCCTGTTCTTGCATCTGTCACTCTACAGTCAGGACAATAGTGAGCACCTTCAATTTCAATCATTTCGTGTTCAACGAAAGAAGAACCACAACGATTGCATTCCAATTTCTTTTCAAACATTGCACAGGTTTCTTGCATAAACCATTTTCCTACGTTCCTTGCCCAAAGAATATTGTCGTCTGCCGAAATGAACGTATCCATATACGGACGACGACCACTTTGTGTCCAATTAGGTACTTCAACAAAATCTGCATGATCAGTTTCCGTACCGTTGGTGATGGCATTTGAACAGGAATCCTGTGAAATCTTGTGCCACCAACCTTGATTTTCAGCATAAGTTTTCATATGTTCCTGATGGGTATCTGAACCGTAAATACGATCCATCAGCGTAACCGTATTCCCTGATTTGGTTTTCACATTGTCCCAAATCAAGGCACGACTACGAAGTTCACCTTGTTGAGACAGAATATACGCAATACGTGGTTTCCATTGGTTGTAGTGCCAAGCACCTTCTTTACAAGAAAATGATGACTCCGGACGCATACAGGAAGAATCTAACGAACCATTATCTTCGTCTCTGTAGGTTTCAATATCATAAATATCAGATGGCGAATTCGAAATTTGAATTACGTCCGTGCAAATTGAAGCACGGACCTGATTTGAAAGTTGTTCACAGTAATGCAAGAAGATCTTTTTGTGAAGATCATTACTTGCGTCATACAGGTAACTCCCACCATTAGGAAAATACAAGTGCAAATACTTGGAAGAAAGCATCTTTACCATCCTTCCAATTTTGATTACGCTACGCCCCTCACGTGCCCACCGATTATTCGGCAGAATAATCTGATTTTCAGGGTGAGGATGAAATGATATTTCCCCATCCCTCAGATCAAAAAAATTGCCGGTAAAATTTATCTCGGCATACACTTCATAGCCGTCAGCACGTTGGTTTCGTATGTCAAGTTCAAGCCGAAGGTCATAATATTCACCTTCATGTTTAATTGTTCTACGGTTGACTAATGTATTAGTCAATCTTTCTGACAAAATTAATTCCATTTTTCTTTGATTTTTGATTCTAAGCAATATTGCTTATTGCAGTCGGTAGCAGAATCGAACTACTCTTTTCAGGCTGAAGACCTGACGTCCTAACCGATAGACGAACCGACCTAAGTTTTTCATTTTTGAGGTTTTCATTTACTGTAATTGAACCCTGCCGTTCTTCGATGAAACGGCTTGTTCCATATATTCAATTTTATTTTAAGATTTCAATTACATACGGCATGAAACAGCCGTCAAAGTATTTTTTTTGGTAATGTTTACCAAGAAAATGAAAGTTATTTTTCGCTTCATAAACGTATGTAGCGACAGTAGTTTTTGGAGAATACAACAGACCGACACGTTTGCCGGTCTCACGATGTAGTTTTACGAATCCTGCCTTCTCCATTTCCCGGAGCAGGGGGATATTCGTAACAATTTTGTAATTATTCATTTTTCACCGTATTTTTCAGTAAAAACAGAATTAGGCAAAAACATTGAATCTTCGATTTTGTCATACGACCAATCGGGATGTTCCTTTGCAATTTTTTCAACGTACCACGAATCCGATCCTTCAACGGGGTGAACAGTACAACCTGCGAACAGGACTACCAGCAATATGAAAGCCAATTTTTTCATTTTGTCCGCACTTTAAATTTACGAACTTCATACATATTCAAATCAATTTCGGATTGGTACAAACCACCAGTACCATCTTCAAGGAGAACTAAATCCTTTTTAGGATATTCCATTCTTACACGTGTTACGATGTGGTCAATATTCTTATTGACCAACATTTTTACAATTTTTACATTTTTCATTTTTCTTTGATTTTTAATTTCTGAGTAACGACACTCATTGAAGCCTGACGTGGAATCGAACCACGATGTTTGTTACCTGTTCAGGCTTTCCACGTATTTATTAAAAATCAAAGAGTTCATCAGGAGTGGCACGTTTCATTATCTGAAACCGGGGTTCGATAAACCCATTTCCCAATTTTTTACCATGATTCATGCCCTTTTCAGTGTACTGACCTACCAAATATTCGAACATATTTAAAGCACGTTCACGGGTCAGGTTATTTGCTTTGACTTCATTCTTAATGGAGTCAAAGATCATAAATGTATTTTCCATAATTTTCAAAATTTTATTTGATTAAATTCATCGCCTGATCGAAAGCACCGGAACCAGTCCAGGTGTAGAATAATCTTCCGTTACTTTTACGGATATAAATACGGTCAATAAGACGTGGATTTGCAGTTTCACCAAGATACACGACCAATGCCTGAATATTGGTCGAACCTTGGAATAGGCGGATCAATGATCCCCGATGTTCTGTTGAATAAATCAATGTAGGTGTATTCATTTTATTCCTGCAATTTGTTTGAGTTCAATTTTGATACGTTTCGCAACATCACCACGCCAAGTTGTAGCGTTCGACAGAAAATATAGGATGATTGTTTTCGCATCATCCATAAAGTACATTGAATTCATATCAACCAGGCTATTCATTGCCTGAAGATAAGGGACAGCCCCGAAATACGGTTTAGTCCAATTTTGCCGAATTTCAGCGGCAATCTGATAAATTGGTCGGTTCATTTTTCTTTGATTTTTTAAAAGTTAATACGGACAAATTTTCACCAATTTGTTTCGTCGCAATTTTCAGCGACTCATCAGCGTATTTTCTATGAATATAGTGTTCATTGGTTCATTAGTGATTTCCAGGTCGAATAAAAAACAAAAAAACCGGACGGCTAAAAAACCGTCCGGTATAATTCAGTAAAAACCTACTTTGCGACGTACCTTTCGCCGTCCTTGCGAGCACGACCGGCGAGGTATTGTTTGGCATGAGCTTCAGCATCCAGGTCTTCTGGATACTCGGCTACGAATGCAGCCGTGAGGTCGGCGAGTGTGCATCCACCCTCCGCGAGTAAATCGTCGGTGATTTGCCGTTTTGTCTTCCGGCCGTTCGTGGCGGTCCGGCCGTTCGTGGCGGAGGGGACCTTTGCGTTTTTGGTAACAGGGGGAAGCGTGGTCCGGATGATGGTCCACAAACCGGCAAAAGTTTCGAATTCGCCGTTCATTAACTGATCGGTCAATTCGGCTACTTTTGCAGCGACTTCGGCTTTTTCGGCTTCCTTTGCGGCTTTCTTAGCAGCCTCGGCAGCCGCTAATTTTGCCAGCTTTTCCTCGTTTGCGGCTACCAATGCGAGGCGACTAACTTCCTTAAAGTTACCGGCTGCGATGGCTTCGACGATCAATTCTTTTGTGTCCTTAACTGCGACAGGAGCCTCGGTGGAGGCTGCGACCGTCGTTTCAACTTTCTTTGTCATAATTTAACATAATTTAAAAGGTTAGTGCTCCATTCGCACAACACAAATATACGGCGACATTTCGGGAATTGTACCTTAAAAAGTATGTTAAAGAACATAAAAACGTTATTTATAATTGGTTTAAATAACGTTAAAATAAATAGGTTTATTTAACATAATTATATTCTATTATAAGGCAATTTAAGCGTATAAAATAGTATGGCAATATAAATATACACAATATAGGGTAAAAATAGTTTGTAGGGCATTTCAGGTATAAAAATGGGGGCATAGGGTCCCCTCGTTGCACCCTGCAAATTACCAAACCAAACCAAACCGGACTAACTATGTAACATAATGAAACCCAGGCCGTTACAACTATCGTGCCACAATATGCGAATATAGGTCACTGAATGTTAAAGAATGTTAAAATCGGCGGAAATTGGCTGGATTTGGGTGGCTTGAACCCCTCTAAAATCATAATCATTTTTTCATACTTTTTGTAGAACCCAATATTTATAGGCTTCCCAATTAAAAATCATAACTATTTTTTTAAAGATTTACTAAAACCTGACAAAATCACGAATACTTTTTCATACTTTTCATAGAATCTGACATATTCATTTTTTAAAGAATACTTCCATACTTATTAATAAGGGTATATATAGTATTTAGAAATGGTATTCATTTATATTTTTCATAGATTATTATATGATTTTTTATTGATTTTATAGATTCATAATAAAATTCTAAAAATTTTTTTAATGAATTAGTAGAATTTGACATTCATATAGATATTCTTTAAGTATTAATATGTTTGGTAGGTTACGGATTGTAAGTGAATTATGTTGATAAGTATTAAATTAAAAGTAGCGCCCATTAGCCAAAGTTAAAAACTGTAAGTGAATATGTTTTTTATAGAATTATTCATAAATAGGGGTATGAATAAAAATATGAAAATATTTTATGAAGATTTCGCAGAATTTGGCAATTCATAAAATAGAAATAATAGAATATTCCAACCAGAATAGGAATACCCATTAAATAGAAAATTTAATTTGTATTGGAATGGTTGATGAGACAGGTTGTTCGATGTAGTCATGGAAATGGAAAATATTTGGCGTAACCCTACGGGTTACTATAAATTGTATATTTTTATGTTGTTTTAAAACTTAATGAATTATGGCACGTAGCCGAACCATACGTTTACCGGAACCGGATTTCTTACCTGCCACCAAGCAGAAGAATCTTGACCCTACATATAAGCCGAGGTATGACAGAATGATTTTCTTTTTGGCTTTGTTAGGATTGACCGAAGAACAGATGGGTCAGGTTCTGCACGTGAACAGTAAGGTTATACTGAATTGGCGCAATAAGCATCCTTCGTTTAACGAAGCTATTCTTAAAGGCAAGGAAGAAGCCGACGCACGTGTGGCTCATTCACTTTATCAAGCCGCCATTGGTTACAAGTGTAAAAAGAAAACCGTTTTGACCAACCGTGTTAAGGAATATGATAAAAGGGGTAGGGTTATTAAAGAATGGACCGAACCTTTGATTGTCGAAACCGAAGAACAACTTCCACCAAATGTTACGGCAGCCGTAAAGTGGTTACAAGCCCGTCAACCCGAAAGGTGGAGTGATCGTATTAAAATAGACGCACGGTTTAACGTTGACCACAGCCTTGATTTAACGGAATTTTCGGTCGAAGAACTTGAAATGCTTAATAAGTTAAGCGAACGCCGCCGGGAAGTTAATAAAATCGAAGAATCAGAATACGTAGAACAATGAATGCCGAAGTAGCCGAACAAGTACGTAAACGCCGTTTGGTCAGTCCAAGGGATATAAACCGACCCGTCGAAGGGATCGACCAAGCCAAGTTTGCCAAAATTTTAGGCAACCCGTTAGGTATTCAAAAGGAATTGAATAACCGTTCGTTGTTTCATTTTTTACAATGGGCGTGGCCTGAAGTAAGCACTCAGCCATTTGTACCGAATTGGCATATTGAATATTTGTGTCACGAACTTGAAGCAATAGCTCAGCGTGTAGGTAATAAAGAACGTAAAAAATATGATTTATTGATTAACGTGCCTCCGGGTTCTACCAAAACGCTACTATGTTCTATTATTTTTCCGGTTTGGTGTTGGACACGTTGGTATTGGATGCGGTTTATTACCGCATCGTATTCGGCTACACTTTCGTTGGAATCAGCCGAATATAGCCGTGACCTTATTAAATCGGCACGGTTTAAGGAACTTTACCCCGAACTTGATATTAAAACTGACAAGGATACAAAAGCTAATTATAAAATCGTATTAAAGGAGAAAAGTCGAATATCGGAGTTTCATACCCGTGAACGTCCCGGTGGGAATCGTTACACTACTTCGGTAGGCGGTACGTTGACAGGTTTCCACGCCGACATCATTATATGGGACGATGCATTGAATCCCCAACAGGCATCTTCGGATAAGGAATTGGAGATAGCAAATCATTGGATTGACCAAACGCTTTCAACCCGTAAGACAAATAAGGATATTTCCGTAACAATCGGGATCATGCAACGTTTGCATCAGAACGACCCATCAGGTCACTTGTTGGATAAACAAAAGGATAATTTACGTCATATCTGTATTCCGGGTGAGATTGAACACTTTGCAAAGCAGGTAAAGCCCAAAGAACTTATTAAGTATTATATTAATGGTATGTTTGACGTAAATCGTATGCCTTGGTCTGTTTTAAAGGAACTTGAAGCCGACTTGGGACAATACGGGTACGCAGGGCAAATAGGACAGAACCCGTCGCCTCCGGGTGGTGGTATGTTCAAGATTGAGTCGTTTCAGATGACTTCCCAAATATTTGCCGATACCGACATTGTACGTACCGTCAGATATTGGGATAAGGCAGGTACGGCAGGTGGAACGGGGGCATATACGGCAGGTGTGAAGATGAGCCGTTTAAAAAATGGTATGTTTTTGGTAGAGGACGTAAAACGTGGACGGTGGAGTTCCGAGCATCGTGAGAGAATCATACAGCAAACTGCCGAAGCCGACGGTAAGAAGGTACACGTAGTCGTAGAACAAGAGCCGGGAAGCGGTGGCAAAGAGAGTGCCGAGAATACGATACGTAACCTTGCCGGTTGGTTGGTAGAACGTGACAAGCCTACCGGAGATAAAGCCTTACGTGCCGACCCGTTAAGCGTACAGGTAAACAACGGTAACGTAATGTTACGTGTAGCCGATTGGAATAAAGCTTATAAAGAGGAATTTGAACTTTTCCCGAACTCAACGTATAAAGATCAGGTGGATGCAAGTAGTGGGGCTTTCAACTTTTTAATTCGTAAAAAGGATGCAAGGAGGATAACTTAATGGAACAGAAAAACGAACAACAAGAATTGATGCGTAAAGTGCAGGTATTTTCAGAAGTACTTGGCAGATTTCAGTTTTTTTCAAATCTTGGACTTGATTCTTATGATGGTAGTCGTGATATTTATAAAGCATTAGGTTATCCAAAAGAAATTACTTGGCAAAATTATTGGGCAAGGTACGGACGACAGGATATTGCCAAGGCTATTATTGACCGTCCTGTGAAAGCGTCTTGGAAAGGTGATATTGATGTTATTGAAACAGTAGAAGATTCATTAACACCTTTTGAAAAGGCTTGGGCTAATATTTACACACGATTAAAATTAAAGTCAATTTTTATCCGTGCTGATAAACTTACAGGTATTGGTCGTTATTCTGTATTGTTTCTTGGACTTAATGATACAACAAATACTGAAAATCTTATAAAACCTGTACAGAAAAAAGACGGGTTAAAATTATTGTATGTCAAAGCCTTGTCGGAACAGACAGCACAGATAGCCACATTTGAGGAAAATGCAAGTAGTGAACGATACGGATTACCGTTGATTTATAATGTGATGATTCGTAGTGGTGAAAATACTAAAACTGTTAAGGTACATTATTCACGTATTGTACATTTGTTGGAAGAGCCTATTGATGATGAAATTTATGGAACCCCACGCCTACAAGCGGTTTATAATCGGTTGATAGACTTGGAAAAGTTGATTGGCGGTGATGCTGAAATGTTCTGGCGTGGAGCAAGACCTGGATACACGGGTGAGGTTTCACCGGATTATCAGATGACTCCTGAAATGTTATCTGATTTAAAAACTCAGATTGATGAATTTGAGAATAATTTAAGGCGTATCCTTATCAATGAAGGTGTGAAATATGATGCTTTGGCACAACAGATAGCCGACCCGTTGAGTCATGTTGATGCACAAATGCAGATGATTTCAGCCGTAACAGGTATTCCAAAACGTATTCTTACAGGTTCTGAGCGTGGAGAATTAAGTTCTGCACAAGACAAATTGGAATGGATTTCTTACGTAACTTCTCGTCGTGAGGAACAGAACGAGCCAAATATTCTTCGTCCTTTCATAGATAAGTGCATCGAGATAGGTGTACTGCCAAAGCCCTCAAACCCATATATGGTCAGATGGGATAAGTTGTTTAGTCTCTCGGATAAGGAAAAGGTGGATATTGGCCATACGAGGGCTTTGGCTATGAAAGAATTTTCAATGGGTTCAATAGAAGAGTATGTAACACTTGATTTGTTCTTAAAGCATTTTATTAACTTTGATGAGGTACAGATTGAAGAAATTATTACTAATCGTAAACGAGCCATTGAAGAAGAAGAAGAATTGACAAAGGATGAAGAAGAAATGATGATGCCTGAAAGTGATGGTGAAGCTCGTAAATCGGCTTCTGATGCACAAGGTAAAGCACAAAATCCAAATCCTGTGAGTGGTGTACGTAGAGTTAGTCAAATATTAAAATAGTGAAAAATAAAAATGAATGAGCTATGAGTATCAAAACAACATTGGAACAAATTGGTGCTGCGGCACAGAAGTTGAAAAATGAGGCTACAGCCGGTGGATCTCAAATGCACTATATCGGTGACGCCATTGGTGATCTGGTAGAGGTGACCGAACAAATCCACAGTCAAATGGAGAATGGAAGTGTATCCGATGATGAGCTTGCGGCCATACAGGGAGCCAATTCCCCGAATGCTACCAATTCATTTGCTACAATGAATGATCTTTCAGATATAAGTGGATTAAGCATCCAGTCAGCAGTTGTCGTTGAAACTACAAGCAACGCAAAGACAAATGGGGCGGCACTTATTGCAGCTTATACGGCGGCAAAGGCACTCACACCCAACGGGGCAGCCTTGTCAGCCACCAACAGGGCAAGTGTCATCATACCTCCGGGTGTTTACGACTTGGGAAGCGGTGCTTTGACATTGGATACTCAATACGTGGACATCATTGGACTTACAACTGATGCTGAGAAACAGTTTATATATTCTGTACCAACTATCCAAGATACTG